TTAATATTCGTTTTTAGATCTTCAAAAATGTTTTCACACAACTCATAGTGTTTAACAATGGGTATAATTAGGTTTAACTCATGGTTATCCTTGTGTTTACGGTAATATAAATCGTGTGTTGATGTTGTAGGTCGTATATACGTAGTAGGTGGTTGATTAATGTCATAAAGAGTTTTGTTTGGAAAATAATGTAATATTTCCTTTTTATCACGACAATATAATGTTTCAAATTTATCTATTAGTTTGTTTACACGCGTGTTTAAAGCATTTAATGACTCACTATGCGTAACACATACCATAAAGCCTTTACTCGCTTCAATCGGTCTAATATACACTAAACTTATGTGATTTAGTACGGGGTGTATAGTATCATTGTAAGGTATTACCTCAATGAACGCTTTTTTATAACCACTATTTATTAAAACATTTAACTGTTCCTCGTTTTCTACAAGCCAATACATATAACCATTTTTGGTCAATATAAGAAATTAATTAATACCCTCCAAATGATCCTCTAATTGTTGTTGGAGATGGGGTATTTATAGATTCTGTTATATTTGATCCTGTTATATTAGATTTAATAAAATCTAGGGAATAGTGGGATTTAGGAGTATGAGTTGCTCCTACCATTGCTCCCTTGGTAGGATGGATGTGATATTTTCCTTTATAAGGAAGATTAGTAGAAGAAATTAAATATTCAGTTCCATCAGTTTCTAAATTTTCTTGTATTCCTACTATTTTATAATATTCTGTTAGTTTATTTTTAAAATAAGTTAATAAACCAGATATTTTAGTTCTTTTTTCAGTTAATTTTAAAATACTATAATTAATATTTGCTACCTCATTTTTACTTTTTCCTGCTATAGTCCATAAAAATTTAAAAGGGTAATACAAATCATATTGTACTGTTTGATCTTTTTTAGCATATAATTCATATGTTTGTTTGTTTACTTCTTTAAATATAGGGTTATTAATTTTTTTTAAAAAATACCTTTGAAATCTATTATTATTGTAATCTTTTTCTGTTGGGTAAATTACACTATTTACGGGTGCGGTAATATTTAAAGAAAAATAATCTATACTACTTATTTCAAAATAGGGGCCATATATATATTCAGGTTTAGTTTCTATACTTGTGTTTAAAGTTGAATTTTGAGATTGGGCTAATAATTGATTATCCTTAATAAGGTTAGGGGATTCATAACCCTTTGGAGTTTTTTGTAATATTAATTCTGTAGATCCTGGGGATTGTGGGGTTTTTCCACTTTGATAACTCCCATTAGATGTTTTAAAGTAATATCCTATATAATTTTCTCCTGTGAATGCATTTTCTAGTTCATTCCCAGGAGTATATAAATTGGTCGATATTTGTGATTTTGGATAGTACATTATATATTATACATATGAAGGTACAAATGATGGTTCTTGATTAGATTGACCAGCTAAATATAATCTTCTTGTTGCAACTAATGCTTTTACAATATCCCCTACAGTTTCAGATGTTGTAGATCTATTTACAGTTCCTTGATAATATCCAGTGTTACCAGCTCCTGTAGTAACATTACCTACATTTGTATTACCTGAATTATCTTTGATTGTAGCCGGCATACTTGCCCATTCTTGTGCTAGGGATTGAACCGCCTTAGATAATTCTTGTTTAGTTCCTGGAACCGTCCCATCTATATATTTTCCAATATTTGGTCTACTATTAAATAAAAGAGTATCACAAAGTTTTTCTTGGTTTGCAGGGCTAAATATGTCAGTTGTTGAAACCCCTGTTGTGCTACGAAGTAGGGATTTTAAAGTATTGGGGATTATTTGGTACCTTCCCATAGCAAAAGTACATATAGGTACTAAACAACTGGAAAAAGTAGTTGATCTTTGATCTAATAATTCCACTATTGTTTTCCCTACAACTACTGTATTATCTGGGATTGTTGCCTTTGTTAAACTATAACCCCCTCTGCTTCCTTGATTTGCTATATCATATTTATTTCTACTTTCATGTAAGGCTATCATATCTTTAATAGGTTGTAATCTTGGGTCTCCGCTGTAAGCTGTTATTTGAGGTGCTGGATTAGCTGATAGTAAAGCCTGAACTGCCTGGCTTGTATTATTAGTACTTCTAACTGATGTTACTGGTGTTGTATTTCCTGTATTTGGTTTTGCATTTAGGTTAGAAGTTGATAATGTTTGTAAGTTAGTAGTCCACCCACTTCCATCTATTTTATGATTTATTCCTTTTATTAAAAATTGTAAAGAATTAGCGTAATTAGAAGGTAAAAATCTTTGATTAATGTCAATTTTATTATAAATTCTAAATCCAGCAATACCTTCCATATCCATAGAAAATTCTATAGGTAATAAGCCTATTTGGTTAGATGGTTCTTTTGTTGGGTTATTTGCCGCTGCTCTATTGTTTGCTTCATCTAAATATATTTTATAAGCAGATTTTCCTGCTTTTGCAAATGAAGATTCAGCTTTTCTAAAAGTGTATTCAGCATTAGTTTTAGAAATAGGTGAAACTTGAATATTAAGAGCTTGTTGTGTAGCAAGAGGTACATTAGGTGTACCCCCAAACATTTGAGCAAGATAAGCAGAATAATTTGCCCCTGCTAATGCTCTGGCACTCCGTCTTTGGGCACCTGTTGCTGAATTATTTGTAGAGGCTTGACCTCTCCAGTTCAAGAGTGGTGTAAATGTTGGATAATATACATTGTTACGTATAACCTCCCTATTATTAGAATTTGAAAATTTTGGAGAGCTTAAATCCGGTGGGGTTTGTAGTCCATAACCTAATGCTAAACCTTTTATTATTTCTTTCTTAATATGTACACCATATGAAACACCATCTTTAATCCTTTTTAGGAAATCTTGTTCAAATGTATTTCTCCCCTCATCAGTATCATGTATATCATAAGACATATAAACAGTTGTTACAAAGTTTGTTGCTTTCCATCCTACTGGATTGGTCCCATTGGCAGTAGATGCTTCTTGGGCGTCAAAACCATCCTGTATTATTTCATCAAGTAAAGTATTTTTTGCTCCTACATTTCTCATAAATGTAGTGTCATTAACACCCTTTCCTTCTAAAGTCTGTTTTCTTATTACATTTACAGTATCTTGTTTGATTGGAAGGAAACCATCTTTACCACCATCTGGATTTGTAGTATCACCACCTCCATAATTACTTCCTATAATTTTACCTTGATCATCAATAAAAATTTTAATAGTTTCAACATCAGCAGCTGGGTGGACTAAAACGGGGAGGCCGCTTCTTATTACTACAGTTTTTGACATTTTAATACCAAGATCTATCATCATTGGAAATAGTGCTGGGTTTGAAAGTTGAGTGCCCGTCACAGGTACTAGTAAAGATTGCAAAAATGCGCTATTACCGGCATATCTATTTCCTACACTAGTTTGACCAGAGTTGCCTGTGGAGGTATTACCTCCGGTGTTTATACTAGTAGCAACAATATCTGGGTCCTCAATTGTTTGTTGAAATCTATCAACTAACCCACTATTCCATTTAGAAAGACCAGTAGCATCCTGTCCTAGGGCAACACCATTAGCTGTAGCTCCAATAGATAGTTGGCTAGCTAATTTAGGTGAAAATTTAGTATTAAAAGAAATATTTTTTAGAAAAGTACCTTGTGGTTGGGTTTGTGAAGTCCCAAGATCAAAACCAACAACTTCAAAATGTGCAGTTTCTGTGGGGTTTGTTGTTACAAGTTTACTCATATTACTACTAAGCCCCTCTATAGGTTTTGTATCCATAAAAGTTATAACTTTATCATCTTTAATTATAGGTTCTATATCTATAACATTAGCAAAAGCAGAATTAATATTATCACACATACTTTGTAAAAACTTAAAAAAAGTTAAATTTCCTTTTTTATCAACATTTTTACTAAGAGTAGCAAATATCATATCATAATTTAGATATATGTTTAATATTTTACCATATATCATATCACTAGAGGAAATTGCATTTCCGGTAGGATTACGTGCAGTTTGTGACTTAAATGTGAAATCGGAAGGTATTATTTGAGTGGTTCCTGAGGGATATTCATATGAATTATTACTAGGGTCATATGCTGAAAAACTTTCAACTGTTTGTGGGTTATAGATAATACTATCAAGGACTATATCATGGGTAGGACCTGTTGGAGGTGTACCACTACTATTTCCCTCTATTACCGTAAATTCTTTCATGGATTTTGTATAATCTGGGATGTTTATTCCATTTATATCATTTCGGTTAAGATTTGTACCATCATCCATTTTAACCATACACACAGCAGGATCAAAAGAAATTAAATTAGGTTGAATGCTACATACTACTTTATTTGTTTGTTTATCAAATTCAGTAAATTTTATTTTATTATTATTATTAATATCAGGTGTTATATGTGTTTCTATTAAATTTAATAATTCTCCAAACCTAATAAAATAATTGTATTCAATTTTTATTCCTGAAGTAGTATTACCTCCGAGAAAACTATTATATGAAGAATTTTGTAATGCTTGGAATAAATTAAAATAATCTCCATTACCACCACCACTCCAAACTGATTCTTTGTTTAATACTCTATATAAAATAGTACCTAATTTGGTTACAGTTTTATTTGCATCAATAGTAGATTTTGCTTCCTTTAATAATACAAGTCTTTCGTGAGACATATTTTTTAAAGTTTCTTTTAGTGCCTTTGATGGGGATTGGTTAATTTTCATAGATTCAATAACATCCCCTAATCCTGTCATTTTAACTGTTATTTTATAAGAACCATCGGCATCATATTTCCAATTAAAATTAACAACTTTTCCAAAAAGACCACCCGTGTTACCAGAATAGTCTAGTGTTTTTTCATTTATAGCCTTAACTATATCATCTTGATTTGTAGATTGAAAAAAGTTATCTTCTACTACTGTAGATCCTACTGTTTGATAAACCCCATCATTATCTATATATTTATCCCATCCCCATTCTAATATCATAGAAAAACCTAATCTACAATATAATGTTTCAATTATCTCAAATTGATATCTATTAAACGCAGTAATTTGAATCGTAGCGGTTTTTATTGATCCTCTATTTTTACTATCAATAGATATAGAATTTATACCTGGCATAGGTAAAATACCAAAGTCATTTCCTCCTAAACCATAAGCTGAATTATTAAAATAGGAAGTAGATGGTAATATTGCATTAGCACCAGCATTTACTCCAGCTCTCATTTGTAATTTTGCTTGAAGTTCTGATAAACCATTAAACAATATTGCTTTTGTAGCTAAACCTTCACCTTTAAAATTTGACGGGTTTCCTGTATTTGCAGGAGTTCTTAAATTTTCATCTAATATGGAAACAGAAGATGCCATTTTAATCCAGGCATTTCTATTATTCATAAATTGTATATCCTGGGGGGTACGTACGGTATTTATTAGCCCCTTCCCATAAGTTTCCTGGCGAACCCTTACTTGATTGCTTACAAATTCTGCGGTATTTTCTCCAATTACACTACCTGTCATATTTTATGAATTAAGAGCTTTATAGTTTTGAATTATTATATCTATATTTTGAGGAATTCTAATTTGTGTTCCAGGTTTAATAAAATATGAACCTTGGTTTATTGAGGGATTTGCAATTGATATAACCCACCATAGAGTTGAGTCTTTGTAAAATTGTTGAGCTAGTATATCCATTCTATCCCCTTCAGTAGTTATAAAATAATTATCTTCAAAACTTAGGGGAATATTAGGGTATCTTGGAACAATACCGGATGATCTATTACCTGTTAATTCTCTATATCTATCCATTTTTATTATATTTTATATTAAAAACACTAATTAACTACCTTTAAAAAGGTGTAGGGGCATTAAAGAGGTTTTGTAAAGCATCTTTTTGCTCTTGAGTAAAACCATTATTATTAGGTGGTAGTGGGGCTTTAGGGAGGTAATTATTTCCCCCTGTTATGGTTCCATCAGCATTACCATAATTATCATTTAAAATTGCTGGAAGTGAACCAGATGCCGCTGTACTTCCTCCATTAGATAACATAATATATCTTTCTTTTCCATACTGTTGTACAAAATTCTCTGTTACTTCTCCTGCAGAAGTTTTGTAGATTGATTTACCATAAGAATTCTTTTGTATTGAAGGTACAAAACTTTGTATAGGGGTAAATTTAAACCCTGTAACCTCTATTCTATGTGGCATTTCTTTTACAGAGCTATCATTAAATGAACCTGAGGTATTTGTTTTATCACCTATGGCTATTTCCCATGGACTATCATCTGGTACCTCATATGAAATACCTTCTATAAATCCTATTTGTTCATATAACCAACCTCCTATAGTTAAACTAACTAAATTACCTCTCATATACCCTTTTTCTGAGTAGTCAGGAGCCATAGTTGATGCTAAATAATTTAATTTTTGATACATTGGTATTAATTCGTCTTTAGATTGTGCCGCCATAGTCCAAGATAATGAAATTGATCTGGAAAACCCACCATATCTATAAAGTTCTTCTCCTCTACCTACAAATTGTGTTCCTGACCATTTAGATGAATATTGGTCACTCATTCCACTAATAAATGCTCTAAAATGAATATATGTTTTTTGAGTTGGGACATCATTATCAATTACACCTATTCTAAATTTTACTAAATCATTTTTTATATTATCTTCTACAACATTATCAGATTGATATATAGGTAAGGCATTAATTTTATCTGTAGGGCCTATTAATGAGTTATCTACAGGATTTCGTTTACCTATTACATAACTTGATTTATTACCTATTTGACCCGGGTCACCTAAATTAACTCTTTTTTCAATATTATAGGCTGTGTAACTTAGGGTTTTAGGTAAATTACTTTCATTAGGTTTGGGAGGTTTTAAAAAAGTAGTAAAAGATGGACCAATTCTAGCGTTCATCCTTGAATAAGCACTTCCTCCCATATCGGAGATTTGCTTATAAGTCATTGTAGCTACATTGTAATATTTAAAATCCCCAGTAGTCCCTATTGAATTTTCGGCATCTCTGGTGTTGGTTGATCTATCTATTCTAGTTTTTCCAACTGTACCTAATATAGATCCAGGGCCTCCATCATATTGTAAAAGAAGTGTTGGGTTATTACTTTCGGTATGGATTTTCTTTTTTGTTAAATCCACTAACCTATTTGTACTTAATGAAATTACTTTACTATTTTCATCTCTTAAGATTCCTTTTCCTTGTCCACCTGTTATAAAAGAAACATTTTCATATTGGGGTTGAACTAAAATTCCTCCCTTGGCAATTAGACCAGTTGGGTCTATTCCTTGTTTGTTTAAATGTATTCCTAATGCATTAACACCAGCTTGTGCTACAGTAGAAGTAGGTAAATAAATACCATTATTAAATGCAATTGGGCTAGCTTGAGTTTTAACATTAGACCTAGACAACATAAGTTGCTTAGCCGTAAAGAAAATACCATTAGGGGATTTCAGATCAAGAAACATTTTTGTAAGTCTTGATACATCATCTACAGTATTTTTAGCAAGCAAAGTACCTCCCCTTAACAAAAAGTCTGAATAACCTGTGTTATTTAGCCCAAATTTGTCTACACCTATAGATTCAGGAATAGGAGTGGTTATATATGGTTGCCCACTATCTCCTCCTCCTTGCCTATCTCTTCCATATCTTAAAGACTTAAGATTTGTTGTTAAATTTACTAGAGACATTTAAAATAGATTAGTTACCTGTGATATCTTGTGCTAAATTTGGGTCTATTCCATTAGGTAAATTGTTTAAATATTGACCATTTTTAAATGTAGTGTTAATAGGAAGTGTAGTCCCATCAGTTAAAGGTCCAGTTGGTAAACTACCATTTAGGTCTCCATCAAAAATAGATCCCTCTTCTGTGAATTTTGAAATAATTGACATAATTTTTAAATTTTAAAGTTATTAATTTTATTATAAATATTAATACTAAGGGGAAATTTCATAGGTATTCATTGATACTGCCGTACCCATTTTTTCTGCATCCATAGTAACCGTACCTTGTGTAGAAGCTATTCTACTTAATAAAGAATTCGTTTGCGCTTGTAATTCTTCTAACCTTTTCATTGATGTAGTACTCATACCCCCACCACTTTGTGCATTAGCTAAAGCTTCTGATGCTCCTGGGGCTGCTACAATATCATCATTATTAGAAAGTTCAAATAATCCTCCTTCTTTAGTAGAAATTTGTGTTTTACCATCAGCTGGAGAATTTACATCACCTGCTTTTAAATATTTATATCCTAATGCAAGGGCCGCAGCACCTGCTACTGCTGCTAATACTGGTCCTATAACTGGAGTCATAGCTGCGGATTTTGCTGCAGTAATAGCTAAACCACCTACATCTTTTGCTGCTGATGCTGCTTTCAGAGCCGCATTCCTTTTCTCCATCATCATGGATATTTTCTGGTATACTTGGTAGCCTTTGTAAGCCCCTACCATAGCTACAATCAACCCTAAATTTTTCTGAGCGAAAGTAGTTAAATCAGTCATGGTCTGTAGGATAGGCATAAGAAGTTTTCCCATTTCCATAAAAGTTTCATTCATTTTTTCAGAAGCTAAAGCCATTTTTTCTTGTTCCGAAGCTTGATTAAATAAATTTTCTAATGTACCTGCTTCTTGGGCTTGCATAGCAGCATCTAAACCATGTTTTTCAATAGCAATGTCTAATTTTTTCTGTTCTTCTTTAGCTTGTTCTCCTGTTAATCCTTGTAATTGTTCTTGGGTAAATAGGGTTTGCGCTAAGTCTTCTCTAGACATACCAACAGCAGCAGCTAAAGCTTGTTGTTGGATTCTATTCATTTCGGCAAATTCAGCAGCTGATCCTGCTTCTTTTGCTATTTCTTCTGCAACCGTAGCCATATCATTATTTAAAGCAGCAGTTCTTGCTTTTTCTAAATTAAGATTTTTACCAAGTAATAATTCAGCTTCCATTTCTTTTTCAATAGAAGATTCAAAATCAAGTAAACTATCAGCTATACTTTCTACATTAGACATTTCCATACCTAAAGCTTTCGCGGTAGCAACAGCTTTTGCAATTGCCTTTGGATTTTTACCTAATGATAAAGTTGTAGCTGCTGATACCTTTGATATAGAAGCCATTAACTTCTTTTCATTTAATAATACTCCATGTTTTAAAGATGCAGATTTAGCCTGGGCTAGAAATTCCCCAGTCATTTTTTTCATATCCTTACCAGTAGCAAAAGATAGTTTACCTATACCCATCATTTCTTCTTGGGTCATTCCTGCTAATTTTTCCATTTGGGAAAAAGTAGCTAATGTTTTAGCACTTATAGCAGTTGAAGTACCCATTTCAGCATTAATAGCCATTAAGGCATGTTTTTGACCTTCATAAGTAACACCAAGACTATCAGATGCTTGAGAGGTTTTTAACATTTCTCCAGAGAGTTTATTTGCTTCACCTACACTTATATTTAATCCTTTAGCAATTTTACCAGCAGATTCATCTGCTTTCATCATCCCACTAAATACTTTTGTTAAAATTGCTAGGGGACCAAAAGAATCCATTAGTTTTCCAACTCCAGCACTTAACCCCTTAAACCCTGCTTTAACTTTATCTAATCCAGATAAAGCTGATGCTGTGCCATCTTTACCTATTGAAACCATACTAGCGGCCGCTTCTTTAGATGCTTTTGCTGCTTCTTCAAACCCACCAGTTAATTGTCCAACTCCAGGAATTGCTTTTGCTACAGCAGCTAATGAGCTAAATAATTTTACTGAACCTAAATCTGCAAGTTGTTGTGAAGCTGCAACTTGGGAGTCAAGTATTTTAACTCCTTCTTGTTGATTTTCTACTTGTGTAGCTATTCCCTGTTGTAAGTCTCTAGAAAGAGCAATTTGTTTTTGTGCATCAGCAATTTCTTTTTTAGACATAGTAGCTTTAGTAGCTGCTAAATCATTTTCTTGAATTTTAATGGCTTTACCTAACTGGCTGTTTTCTCTTCTAAGATTAAGTAAACCTTTTGTATAGTCTTGTTGTTTTTTTACGATACTATTAGTATCAGTTAAAGCTTTATTGGTAGTTTTAGCTATATCTACTTGGAATTCTGCTTGTTTATTTAAAGCAGTTAAAGATTTCCTAACGGAATTTTTTAAATCCGCTTCTTTAGTTATTAATTTTAACCCCTCACGGATTTCATTATTAATATCCCTAGTAATCCTAAGATTTTCCTCCTGAGCATTTCCTAAGGCTTTAGTTTCTTCGGTTTGTTTCTTAATTTCTTTAGAATCCATATTAAAAGGGTGATTTTGTTATAAATATTAAAAAAAGCAACTATTTATAGCTGCTTTTTCCTTTATATGGTTTAGATGCTTGGGTAAAAGCTGGGGTATTAATCTTACCATCTTTTCCTATTAAAGTTTCTTTTCCTTTTTCTTGTGGTGGAGCAGATGATTTTTTATTAAAATTTCTAATTTCTGAAAAAATGTATTTTCTTAACCATATAGGAATATTATATACAGTATTAAAATCATAACCACCATTACCATGGTAAATTATTTGATGTAAATGATTAAATAGATTTAATCTAATTGCGGGTGCATTATTAAGCGTCAGGCCAAAAAAAGTTTAATCCCAGAGGGACTTCTACCTCCCTTCCATTGTCTAAAGTGACGTTCATATCAACATCTGGTTGAGTATTTTTTAAATGTTCTCTAAAAGATCTAGAATCTCTAGCTAACATATACCCATCAACAAATTCTCTAATAGATTTAGAATCTTCATCTCCATTAACAGAAATTATTATGTGTTTTAATCTAGTTGTTAATTCAGGTACATTGTCCTTTTGAATTTTCTTTAGTCCTTTTAATTCAGCTTCTATTTTAGCATTATCATGACCATTTAATAATTTATAAGTAATTTTAGTACCACTATGGGGTAGAGTATAAGCAAGTTCATTTTTTCCTTCAATTAATGTTGAAGAATCAAATGGTTTGTTATCTAATTCAGTTAAATCTATATCTAGTGTTTCTCCTTCATATGTAATATGATATTTTTTACCATATCCTAAAATACGAGTTGCAATTAGTATAGCATTTTTATCACCTATAAGTAAATCTTTTAATTTTATAGATTTATCTATAATAACAGATTCAAGTACTTTGTCTAAAACTGTTCCTTTTTGAATATAGGATTGATTAGTTAAAATATCTTCTTCCTTAGCGGTCATATATTTAATTTCTACTTTACCACTTGATAGTGGGTTGTCTTTAGGATACAATAATCCTTCAGAGGGTAAGTCTACTTCTTCAGTTGGGAATTTAAATTCACTCATAATCTTTATTTAATTAAAACGTTTTTATCGTTGATACATATTAATATAAAAAAAAGCTTGACCAAAGCCAAGCTATTCTTAAAAATATTTGTTTTGTTTTTTAGAAATTTAATACACAATAATCTGGTTGTACAGTGAAAGTTAATTCCTGTGCTGCGTCAGCATCTTCCCATGAATAATCTCCAAATGAAGCATCTGTAATCATTGCTCCTTTTATAATCCATTCAGATACTACATCACCTACAGGACCTAATACATTAAATGTAAGATCTTTTTTATAGAAATCACTGTATCCATCTCTACCTGTTACTGATTCATGGTGTAAACGTACCCATTCCATTACGGCTTGTGCTCCTGATGGTGTAATTGGATCAAATAATGTGAAACTTACGGTATTCCACACTGTTTTACCTTTAACATAACGTTGGACGTTGATGTGGTTAAGTGCTACACTACCTTGCGTTAATGACACGGCCCCTACAGCTTTTACCATATATGATGGAAAACCATCTATATACATAATAAATCTGTTCTTTTGCTTTGGCTCGAAGGCGGTAAAAAATATTTCGTTTGGATCTAATATTGCCATTTTATTATCTTATTTTATTATAAATATTGTTAATTTAAACTTTTATGATGGGAATGTTGCTCCTGTTGGTAATACATTGAAATCTAATATAATAAATTCAGCTGTTTTAGTTGGTTGGAGGTAAATTTGACCTACCATCTCATTTCTATCAATAACATCTGGTGTATTATTTGTTTCATCCATTACTACTCTAAAGGCATACAATCCTTGTCTTTGTTGTACTGATTCTAAGTATGGGTTTACTTGGGATAAGAAATTATTTCTTGTACCCATAGTGTTTTGTTCAAATACTAAATTATCAGATACTTGTACTATATAAGATTTTAATGCTATTAATAATCTACGTACATTTACTCTATCTAAAGCACTTGCTTTTCTCTGTAAAGTTTTTTGTCCAAATACTACAACTCCACTTTGTGGGAAAGTAGCAATTGGGTTTATATTTGCTTCATATAGTGTATCTCTGTTTCCAGAAGTTAATTTTCTTTCAGCTCTAATTACTTGACCTAATCCACCTCTAGTTAAACCTGCTGGTGCGAACCATGGGTCTGAAGAAGCATCTGTAAAAGCAAATACTCCGGGGATTAATGTTGATGCAGGTGACCAAATTGTTCTTCCTGAATCTGGGTCAACTAATTGTAACCATGGCCAATAAGTTGCTGCATATGAAGTATCGAATGAAGAAGCTCCACCTACTACATTTCCAACAGTAGAACCATATCCTCTTAAATCAATAATTGATAAACAATCTTGACGTGCTTCCGCTGTTGTTACAAGTAAATTAACTTGTGAAGAGTGGAACTCTGAAATTAATCCTGGTGCTGATAATACATTAAATTGGTAATCATCTTTATTAGTTAATAAATTAATAGATGCTGTGTAATCTAAAGGACCAATTCCTTGTATGTTATTAGCATCAATGCTTTCATTAAATTTAGCAGCTCCACCTGGGAATAAAGAACCAGTAGCATTAGTAAATGAGCCTGAGCTTACTAAAGGTATACTTGCTGTAAATTGTGATTGTGCATTTCCGGCATTATCAAAATAATTAGGGGTTGGATAGTTAACTGCAGATACATAAATGTATTTACTTCTATTAACATACGACCCATTTTGTTGAATGTAGTAATCACTACCATCTTGTTGAACATCACTATAATAACTGTTACCTATTACAGTTTCAATATAATTAGTAGCTAAAGGATCTAAAGATACATTATTAAATGTTTCTAGTATTGATTTTTGTGCATTTGTATCATTTCCTCTACGAACTGCTAAACTAAATACACCAGAACCTGTATTACGTCCTGTAATTTCCCATCTTAAGTTATCTTGTGAACCATTAGCTAAAGCTCCTCCTGTAAGCATTGAACCTGAACTGTTCATGATAGCTCCTTGTGAAATAGTACTTAATACAAACGGCATACCATTTTCTACGGCTGCTGCTGTTAAAGGTAAAAAAGTTGCATCATTTGCACCACCAAGTACGGCTGCTGCAATTGTAACTACATCATTTAATTTATAACCCGTTCCTGGGTTGTTAACTGTTACTGCTGTTATTGTTGATTTTAAATCTACTTGTTGGATTTGAATAACTAAATCACCACCTACTGTACCAATACTACCATCAGAATTCATTACTGCTTGTGATACTGTTATAGTAGTACCCGCTACATAACCACTAGATCCGGCATTGGATATTACTGCTCCAGTAATGTTAGTTCCGTCTCCTGTTACTATTACTGTTGCACCTGTACCAGCAGCAGATGTTGTTGCTAAAGCAGCTGTTGTTCCAGAACTATCAGCAGTTACTCCTGATGGAACTGTTAGTACTGCATCTGGTAAGAAAGTATCTAATGTTGCTACTGTATAATTTACAGTAAGACCTCCACCACTTCCTCCTACGGTTGCAGCTCCTACAACATTACCAACAGTTCCCGTTGTTGGGTTACTGTTAATTAAAGTAAATAAATTAAATCCTGATTCTAAACCACCAACTTCTACTTCATTATATAGATTTATAGAGTTAGCACTGGTAAAAGAACCAGATGCTACTCTAGTTACTAGTAAAGTTGAACCACCTTGTCTAAAATAATTATTAGCTGCTACTTGGTTTAAGTAGGAATATTGTTGTGAACCACTTGTTACGGATCCTCCAAAAATTGCTAAATATTCGCTGTATGAAGTTACTATTGTTGGAACTTCAACAGGACCTTTAATAGAAGGTCCAATTATTGCTGCACCTACTTCTACTGGGCCTTGAGTAATTTGAGATGAATCATTCTCTCTTGCTAGTACTCCTGGAGATATTAATGTTTCTGCCATGTTATATATTAATTAATATTATATTTTGTTATAAATATTAGAAGCTATTTCAAAAATTTATTCTGGTTTCGTAAATTCCCCAGTTTCTAAATCAATGTTTCCATCTCCGTATTTTTCTTGAAGTTCTTTGCCTAATTTGTCTTGTTTTCCTTGAACTTCTTTCACTGAAGAATATAATGAAACTTTTTGTGCTTCTAGTTGTCCTAAAGAAAATATTAATTCATTTCCTTCAGTTTGTAAATCTTTTAACATTTGCAACTCTTTTTCTGATAACTTGATTTTACTCATTTTTTTATGTTTTTATTATTATAGTTATAAATATGTTTAAATTTATTAAAATTATCTAATTCTACCATCACTGTTTGGATTTTGGACATTCGTAGGACTATTTACACTATCTATATTAGATACAACTTCAGAAGTTATTGTAATTTTAGCTTTAGTGTTATATTTTTTAATTGAGTTTAAATCCTTTTGTATAGTATCTGGTATTATATACCCTTTTAAGCTTAAATTAAATAATCCTTTTACTAATCTATCTTTACCAGGAGTTAATTCCGTTGATGTAGTAAAGCTATTAATTCTAGCTCTAAATTTAAATCTTTCAGGATTACCCCAATAAGAATCAGAAGCATATTCTATAGCTTCAATTATCTTATTTAATTGTTCCATATAATATGTTTGAATAATACAACTATATTCTAGGTCTACAAAATCAGGAACAGCTATTGCTTGAAATTGTTCTACTGGTTTTCTATTATTTAGTAAATTAAAATTTGAATATGCATTTTTAGAATTAAATCCTTTTCCTATATTCCCATATAAATTAGGCATATTAGAATCTAATTTATTATAGGTTGATCTATCTTTAGTAATTGTATCTCTTTTGATTACTAATATAGGTAACATTACGGCACCAGAATCATCTCTATAATAACCATCTCTTTGAAAAGATTTCCATCTTTCTGGGCTACCATAAATTACTGGGACTGTTCTTCTTTCATCATTCTGGTATACAAAAGGTTTTATTACATTATTAAAATAAAAAAATACCGCTTCATCTAAATCCTGTATGCCAATTGAGAATTGTTTATCAGTATCCCCTTTTGAACTCATTTTGGTTGACCTATTAAAGTCAATACCAGTTTGTGATTGGTTTGGGTTAGCAGGGGAATTAGGATTTCCTCTATGTTGATCGAAAGCAACCTGTTTAGAAATACTTATTTCTTTTTGGGATTTTGGATATGGTTTAAAGTTTGCCATTTAGAATCTTTCTTTATAAGGTGATATTGCTAATTTATCCCTTGGTATATAATAAGTTTCAAGTATTATAGATAAATTAGTTCCAAAATTTTCTAACCCAGGGTTTAGAGGGTTTGGAGTCCCATTAGAATCGTTATTTGGATATTGTGGGTTTTTACCTACAAAATACTGATTTGTAATTGTTTGTTGTACCCCATAATAGTCATTTTGGTATAAAACAACATCTCCAACTTCAGGAACCACATTAGCATCTACTAAGTCATCTCTTAAAAATGCAAACCTAATATTTCTTTGATATTCTATTCCTAAAGAATCTTCAGGATAAAGTTGTGGTTGTCTTAATAATAATACATTAAATAAGAAGGGTCCATCATAATATTTTTCACCTGCGGCTTCACCATACAAATTAACTAGTGTTTCTTCTAATTTATACTTGTATATAGCCGCTTGTTGGGTAACAATATTACCCATTAATTCACGATTAAGATGTCGTACTAAACTAACATCTCGCTGTCGTCCGAACATTGCCATATTATCCTATGTATATTGTATACGGAACTTGTTTTAATTCCGTTTGTTTAAATTCTGCTTCTTGTGCTCTTCTTTCTAATAAAGATTTACGTGATGTTTCATCGAAATATGACCTTAATCTTTCTAATAATGATGTTTTTTCAGCAGTAGCTGCAGCTATTAAATCGGATTGATTTAAAGTAACTTGTGAGTCAGGGATTGGAATAGTACCATATTTACCTCTTACATACCCTAACATTTCTTTTGAAATTGCTAGTGAATATTCAAAAATCCATTGACGACCTACACTATTAATATTTTTATATGTTGGATTAGTATAAGGAGTATTTGATACATTAGATACTTTTGTGGTATCATTAGATACTACAGATGAATCTATTCTATCTTGTCTTTTTATATATTCAAACCATATTTTTCCACTACCTGTTGTTGGGATAGGGAAAATTTTTAATTTATTATTTTGTATTTCAAAGCTATAATTTGATCTACGAATAGTATCACTCATTTCAATTTGCTGAATTATAGCTAAGTCATAATTAAGTGGCATCATTAAAAAATTAATAGCAGGACTCATTCCCCCGAATCCAAAACTTTCCATCATATTCATTTGCCCCATTCCCGTTCCTACATAAGGATCATAAAATTTAACAGATGCTGGTGGAGATTCGTAAAATACTTTTTTAACTTCAATACCATATTGTCCTAAACCACCAGGGATATTTTGAGTTAAATCATAAGCTTGTTGGTTAGCTTTCATTTCTACTGAAGAGCTATAATATGTTATATTTCCTCCAGTTCCTGCTTCAGCACCATACATTTCTGTTAACCTAATAATAGGTTCAAAGTTAGAAGCTAGTAAAGCATTATTTAAATTAACAGCAGTGTTTGATCCTTCTAAAGATAATTGATTGTCTCTTATTTGATAAGAGTATAATTCATTTCCATAAGTAGTTACTGCTTCTTCAAAAGCGGCATAAAAACTTATATCCTGTAATTCTACGTCAACTAAGGGGTAACCTAATCTTCTAGTAACGAACATAGCTACCTTATCAGCATCTACTCTAAATTCTTCATCGTAATCATAAAATCCAAAAGGTGTATTACCTGGATCGAATGAACTGGAACCTGCCCAAATTGGTATATTTGCCATAATTTATTTATTTTTAAGCTACTGAATTATCTGCTGCTACTAAGTACTCTATTTTATTTTTTGATGAAGATGTATCTACTTGACATTTAACAGTTGTAATATCTCTCCAGCTACCTGATGTTGATGTAAAATAATCATTTGAAAGAAAGAAATTTTTACCTGTGTCTATTTTAAAATGAGCTTCATCACCATTTGCATTAGAAATAGTTAAAGCTACAGTTGCTGTTCCTTTATTAGTAATTCTTCCATAAGTTAAGGCATTACCATTAAATGTTCCAGAACCAATTTCTCCNATTTCAAATATAGTAGTTTGTCTACTACCTGTTACATACATTTGTCTTTTGTCATAATCTAAAATAGTTAACTCCTTTTCAGTTTCTATAACTACTTCAGGGGTATCTAAACCCGAAATTTTTTCTCTTAAAAAGACATTTAACTTTCCCATAATATATTTTATTTATAAATATGATGCTAGGTTCTATTATTATAAATATTAGAACCTGATGTTGATATTGTTATGCCTTTATTAATGGCTTCTTGATAATATTCTAATAAATCTTCAACTATCTCATTTCGATGGTTTGTAGTTAAAGTAATTGCCTCTAAATTTTTGATTTTTCTAGCAGCGGCATATAAGAATTTAAAACCAGAATCAGATTTTTTCTTTAAATCCGTTTGTTGTGCATCACCACATACTACCATTTTACTTCTTAAACCAATACGAGATGTAATCATCTCCATTTGTTCATGAGTTACATTCTGTGCTTCATCTACTATAATTAAAGAATCTAAAAATGTTCTACCTCTCATAAAGGATACAGGTACAATCTCTATTTTACCATCTTCAATAAATTTTTCAATCTTTACTTTATCATATAATGCAAAGAAATTTTGGTAAATAGGTTGAACCCAAGGATCCATTTTTTCTCTTAAATCACCAGGTAAAAAACCTATTTCTTCTTTAGATACTGTAGGTCTAGTAATTATTATTTTATTATATTGTTTTCTGAATAATCCATCTAATGCAACATTACATGCTAATAATGTTTTTCCACTACCTGCACTACCACCTAAAAGGGTAATAGTATTTTCAAGTATTGATCTTTTAGCTTCTTTTTGTTCTTCATTAAGTTGGAGTTTGAACTTAATTGGGTTTTTAGGAACTCTCTTAGAACGAAATACATCGTCCGTATGGTGTTTACTTGCCATA